GTGGATTCGGGTCGTCTTTGACGTCACTGGTGTACTTGAGTCCAAACTCCGGTGCCACAGCGATCATTGTCTTCTGGTTGAAGGCGTCGATCGCATGCTCTGACACGTTGAGGAGATTATCATCCCCGTACATCAGCAACCGCACGTGTTCCTGAAATCCCTTCAGGCTCAAAGCCCTCGTGCAGTATACCCCCTGTGTGCACCTCATCCACATGAGACGAAATGCAATCATGCCAAAAATTGAATTCATAACAGAAGTCAGAGGATTCCCCGACGGCAGCCCATGATCTTGCTCATAGATCAGCTTGCCTGTCTGGTACCGCGGCTGTGACAATGACACCGCAACAGCGTCACACACAACGTTGGTCTCCTCATCGTCAAAATCACAGAGAGCTTTCAAAACACCGACAACAGCTTTCAACAGCTGACAAGACTGACTGTTGTCGTACCCGGAAAAGTCACCAGCAATCACCCGCGGTCCAAGAGAGGTCATTCGCTTTGCGACGAGTTCCCACTCATGCCCATACGGGTTCATGCCAATGGCAATGCTGTTGAAAATCCGGTTCTCGACGAGATCACTGGCAACAGCACCGAAGAGCATGCGCGTCAGAATAGTCGGGGCGAGGTCGTTTGCACGAATAATCCTCGTTTTCCCGATTTCAACTTTTGCAACAGGCAACTTCTCATCCTTGAGAGTGTCGATACTAACGAACCCTGGGTCAATTCCGCTTGCGCAGACGTCCCAGAGCCGCATGACCTCCCTCTCAGCCAGCTTGGCTCCTGGCGTATCAAAACAATAGTCCCCATCTTCGCCGAAAGCAGCCTTCTTCCCAGGATTGAAAAGTTTAGGATGCTTCAGCCCCAACAAACCGGAAGACGTCTGTCTTGGAAGAGCCTTTAGACCTTTGAGATCCGATGCTCCTTCCACCGCCTCGCGGAAAGACAAGACACGCTTCGTGTTCCTCACGCATTTCTTCAATTCACGCACGACATCATTTTTCACAGCCTCAACATCATCCTCATTGATGGTAACATTATCAGTAATCTGCCTTTTGTGCGCCTCCGCAAGCGGATGCACCTTTTCTCCCCGAGCATTCTCGAACTTGGAGAGTTTCGCAAGAGCCTTTGTCGCAGGCCCGAAGGTCTCGAACATTGGACTCTTAACATAGGCAGACTTCTCAGGCTGGATAGCCAACACATCACTGACACCAATAACATTCAAACAAGCTTCATGTTGATTCAATTCCTCATTACATTCTGCAGGGTACTCACGCACAATCTGCGACGGCAGCTTTGCGAGTGCACTCCGGACATAGTCCCCGGTGATGATGGTGCCAAACCCATACTTGACACCATCCCCTGTGTGGCCACCCATGTGCATGCCAACGATCCGCTTTTTCGGGTCACCTTCATTGAGGAAGATCAAACCTCCACAGTCACCCGCTTGCGTTTGCGCAGCGTACACCATAAGGTGCCGGTGCTCGTTCCCACCCACCGTAGTGGGCCGGTCGATACGCCTCGAACAGATCTCATGGATCGCCAAGCTCACGGGGGAGCGAGGCGCAATGAGGCTCACATCGAAATCCCGGTTCTTCTCATAGACATTTCTG